CGGCGCTTCCTTGCGCCACAGGAATATCGCCGGGTTAATGGCGATGTCATCCAGCTGCGACTTGCTAATGCCCGGTCCGCCGTGATAGTCCTCGTTGCTGATGTCGTAGTAGATGCCAGGCTGCATTACGCCGCCTCCTGATTTCCATGCTTGTTACGGTAAATTTCGATTGCCACTTCACGACGCCCAACCCGAACCATCGCCTCACGCAAAAACGCCTCGGCGGCTTCGTGCTGCTCGTCGTCTTCATCGAACATCTCAATAGCCGGGTAGTCGTAATGCTTCGTCAGGAAGGCGCACAGAGCTGGCATCAGCGGGTTTGTCTTGTGCTGGTTCATCCGCGCATCGACTTCAGCAGCAATGCATTCCAGCTCGCTCTCTGGCAGGTTATCGGCGATATCCTGCACCTCATTCTGGGCCGTTCTGTTCAGTCTCATTTCCGCTCTCCCATGCCCAGGCTTTTCAGCAGCAGGTTGATAAAGGTGAAGTCCTTTGTCTTATCCAGCATTTCGCGCTGGCGCTCTAACTCGCTCTGTTGCTTTTTATACTGCTGTGCTGATGTCGGCGCGTTCATGGCTGGCCCCTATGATTCAGATTGTCGATAAGGTTGCGCCAGCCAGTGCGGAGGCGGCGGGTGATGGTGTCGAGCAGTGATTCGTTTAGCTGAGCAGCGCCCACGATGGCGCCGCCCGCGATGGCATAGTTCATCGTGGGTTCCTTGCTATTGGTTAGGTTGGGATCAAAAAATGGCCCGCGTAGCGCAGGCCTGAAGGATGAAACGATTCTCTCTAAGGTGCATGGTGCGTAGCACCTTCAGCCGCACTTAGTGAATACGGCTGAAGGTGTTACTCATTGGTGATAACAGGTAATAAAAGTGTCGCCGAAGCGACCTCATGATGATTTGATGCCTGCTTTTATCCACATCAGGCGAGGTGCTTCACGCTATACCCCTACAGCGAGAATTGGTGATACCATTTCAACACCCCCTACAGTGTTGAGATAGCCCATATGTCTGATGATAAAGGAATCATCGGTAAGATTACCGATGCAGTTACTGGTGCCGGCGGCGCATTAAAAGGAGCAGTAGGCGCTGCACGAGAAATTCAAAAAATGCAGGTCGATTATTCGGTAAAGGAAAAGACCTATGACTTGCTAGATAAATTAATGGACGCACAGCAACAGCAAATGGGATTACAAGAGCTTTTGATGGCTGCAAAGAATCGCATTATTGAGCTTGAAGAGGAGGCTAACTCCAAGGTTAAGTGGGAAAGTGAGAAATCTAAATACGAACTTTTCCACCCCATTCCTGCTACTGCCGTTTATCGACTCAAGCTGGAGGATGATTCGAATCAAACTCCTCATTATCTTTGCGCTACATGCTATGAGTCTGGCGTGAAGTCTATGTTGCAATATAAAACAAGTGACTTTGCCCATATGATTATGATCTGCCATTCCTGTAAGTCCGAATATAAGTTTCCAAACCCTGATGCCACTTCGGCGGGCGCTTGGATTGTTTAGTAGCCTGAAAAAAAAGATCTCTTAGCCAATAACATGCGTGGCATCTTTTCTGGTTTTTCGGTAACCCGCGTTGAATAATGCAATCTCAGGCAGACACACTGATGTGCTCTCATGCCTGTCACGCATAGAAGGGGAGGAGCAAGCCTTCTCGATGCGGCTGATGTGCTTAACCTCAATAGCCACAACCTCCGGCTCGATGCCGAAAGCTGTGTCGATAATTGATTCGATGCGTTCACGATCCATTGCCACCGCACGACGACGAGCATGGCGGCGTGATTTGGCGTTCTCTTTAACCGATGTGCCGTAAGTGATTACTGTCATGGTTGCCTCCTGAAGTGGTTTTGGTACTGCCGACTTGTAAGCCGATATACAGTCCAAACCCATCTCGTTTGGTTAGTTGGCGCTTTGTCAGCGCTGCAATGTTGTTAAAGAGCATCACCGTCCTGGTGAGTAGTGCGTCCTGCTGATGGGATTTAATTTAGCTTTATGCTAAATGAATGGCAATAGCAAAATGCTAAATAATTTGAGTGTGGGATTTAGCTAAATGATTTAGAAAGGGATTTATTTTTTCGAGGTGGGATTTGCAGGCACAAAAAAACCCGCGTTACACGGGTATGAATTTGTTCAAGTGGGGCAAACCATCTGTCAGCAGCAGCTGACGACACCGATGATACTTGCGTTGCAATAATTAGGAAATAGACGCTCAACAATTTGCTATGTATGGCACGCGGCGCACAAAAAAGCCCGCTTAGTGGCGGGCTCTTAGCTTTTAGGGATCAACTTGAGTATCTGACGAAGCTCATTACTAGCTTTCCAGATGTCATCCTGGGTGTCGCCATCCCATTCGGGTGTCATTGCTCTCTCAGCCTCAAAATACTTTAGCCTGATGTGTATCTCTGCGAGTTCGTCCCGCCTGCATTTAGCTGCTATTCGGTGAAGGCCCTCAAGTGGCGTTGGCTCCCAAGGTCTCAGGTTCAGTCGTTCTCGCTTGAAGAGTAGTGCTAGTTTTTTGCTCATAATGTAAGTGTATAAAAGCCCGCTCAGAGGCGGGCTATTAAGGTGTGATACTTGAATCAGCTTATTTTTTTGGCAATTCGGGCCTGCGCAAATTTTCTAAAACCTCAAGGGCCTTTTTATTTTCAATAACTTTCTGCTGTACTTTATCAGAGAGGTACTCACGAAAACCCTTAGGTACGTAATCTTCTCGAAGCCAGCGACGAAACTCGCCAAGCGATTCTTCTGGATAAAGGGTGGCAGGAACTGGTCCAACTTTGCTTTGAGGAAACCAATCAGGGTAAACGTGTGGATGCTTAACTACTGAGCCATATCGCTCATCAAAGTTATTTCGCTTCCAGTGATTAGCCCACCTTACGCCAACGCTGATGTCTGGTACCGTTTTAGGGCCTAGCTCAAAACCTGCGTTAATCAATGGTACTGTAATGTCAACCATCTCCCTGAATACGCTGAAATAACCAGCAGGCACGGTATCATTCAGGGTTATACGTTCTTGAAAGCATTTCCATGCGCCTGAAATAGGATTCGAGGGATCTATGCCGACACTTTTATAAATAAAATCGCGCAGAGTTCTTCTCGCCATCAGGCGGTAATTTCTCAATGCTACATCGTTATTCGCTTGGCTTGCATCAAATGCATAATACTCAAGAACAGCCATGCAAACATAGTCAGGGTAGTGATAATGATCGCGCCTGGATGTCGTTGATGGAATATAAAGATTAGATGCCTCAAAGCCCTGCTCACGGATAATGGCATCTATTTTTTTTCCGCGCGGCTTCAGCCTTTCAGAACTCCAGCCTGTAGACAAGTCCTGAATTACACTGTGGTGAACCCCACACATTACTGCAAGGCTTCGCCCTGTCAAAAAAGGGGTGCCGTCATTCATGACGCCCATTTGGACACCATCGACCTCGACCTCTTTTACCGGGAAAAGCTCTAAATCCTGTTGGCGGGGTGCTAATTGATTATTTCTATTATCCATTTGATTACCAAAGATTTTAAGTGGCGGGCATTTCCGCCATTCCCTAGTAAAAGACTGATGCGACCCAATCTACTGTCGAGTTCGCGCTGTGTGTGTTTTCGGCAAATGCCATAATAGCTTTAGTCAAATTTCTTATTAGCCTATCGAAAATTAAACCAGCCGCATCTTCGTCTCGATCGCCACGCCCAGCACCTTACAGTTGCCGTTCACCGGCACCATAGGCCATTGCGGATTTAGTCCCTTCAGGTACTTCTGGCTGCCATCAATGATTAGCTTCTTAAAGGTGGCTTCATTGTCGTCAGTCAGCTTTGCTACGACCAGACTGCCATTCACGGCTTCACGTCCTGTATCGAACAGAACGTAAGTTCCTGCTGGTATGCTCAGCCCAATCGGCGCAGTCATCGAATCACCTTCCACCTGCAACCAGAAAGCATCTCCCTGCGTATGTGCGTCAGATTCAAGCCACATATCGACATCCTTAATCGTATAGGGTTCACAGGCTTCATCCCATGCGCCAGCCTGAACCTTGCTTAAAACGGGGTAGCGCGCAGTCGGCTTGTAGTCCCGAGGGTTTGAAACGTTGGCGTCAACCTGTGGCTGATCTTCGTGGATGGAGTCAAGCCAGGCATTGGGCAGCTTCAAAGCCACTTCAATTTTCCTCGCCATCTTATCCCCGATGTTCCTAACGCTATTCTCTCCAAGCAGCTGACTAAATTGGGACGCACTGATGCCCAAAAGCTCTGCGAATCCAGCCTTTGTATTGCCATCGTTCTCAAGATGCCTCTTAAGGAGGTTATTGAGATTGGTTTTTCTGACGCTTTTATTTTCCATGGCCTGATTCTCACACTATTTAGCAATGCGATAAATATGCATTTTGCTAAATACTGCTTGTTAGTTATTTAGCATAACGCTAAACTTAGCTTTGAAGTTAAATAGGAGGCACCAATGGGTAATGAACTGCTCCGCTGGCGCAAGGAATCTTCAGCTGAAGACTGGATCAGCCTTGCTGTACTAGCGAAAACATCTGTTGGCTACCTCGACCAAATTGCATATGGATTCCGCCGAGCATCACCAGGTAAAGCCCAGGCAATTGAGGAAGCCACAAAGAAATTCACCGATTACACGCCGGTGAAGAAGGAAAGTTTAGTTTTTGCACCACAGCGCGCTACGGCAGCTTAAGAATCACTGCTCTTTACACAATCTAGCCCGCCGCCAACGCGGGGAACCTTTAAAACGAAGTGACTTGCTCACCGCAATGTCACGCAATCATTTACCTACATGGAAATTATCAATCATGGAACACGCAAGAAATAGCAAGTTGATCAACGAAGTAGAAACAGAATTACGCAGCCGCCTTACTCACAAAGGCCAGCGAGTTCTGGCTGACGAGGCCGGATGGCATGAATCGAAGGTAAGCCGCTTAAACCTGCGTGATATGGCGACGGTTTTCGTGCTGCTTGAGAAGGTGTGGGAAACGAGCCTGATTGCAGAAGTAGCCCGACAAGCGGTTGCGGCTGCGATGGGAAAAGAAAAAGCCCCGAACTGCGGGAACAGTTTCGAGGCCTGATGCACGAATCTTACTGGATCAACGTACAGGAGTAATTATGAGTTCTTTATTATCGCTTTACAAGGCTAAAGAGAAAAACGGCACGGAAACAACGGTTAAGAAAACGTTTCTGGTTCCGCTAGCTGAGCTCTACGTCGAGCCTGGCTACAACGTCCGTGAAATCGACCAGGAGCACGTCGCTGAATTCCGTGACGCATTCATTGCCGGTGAGTTTGTGCCGCCGCTGGCGGTTCAGGTGACAGAGCAGGGCATCAAGATTATCGACGGCCACCACCGGTATTACGGCGCAAAGATGGCGTCTGAAGCCGGACACGAAATACCGCGCCTTGAGTGCAAGGACTTCTCAGGCTCTGAAGCTGATCGCATCGCATTCATGGTCACCAGCTCACAGGGTAAGGCGCTATCTCCTCTGGAGCGCGCGGCGGCATATCAGCGCCTGCTTAATCAGGGCTGGACGCCTGCTGAGATTGCTAAAAAGGTTAAACGCTCAACGGCAGATGTGGATCAGCATCTTCAGCTGCTGGAATGTGGCGATGGTCTTATAGCCATGGTGAAGGCTGGCGAAGTGGCACCGACAACTGCTGTGGCACTCTCCCGTGAGCATGGCCCGAAAGCGGAAGCCGTGGCGCAGGTTCAGATGGAGAAGGCTAAAGCTGCAGGTAAAACAAAACTGACGCGCTCCGCAGCTATCCCTCAGTTCAGCGCAGCCAAAGCACGCCGCCTGGCGGAATTGCTGGTTGATGCTGAATTTAACCGTGGCGGCGAAGGCGATTATCTCCTGCTGTACATGGACACATCGGAAGAAATTCAACGCATCCTGGCTGAATACCGCTCAGGCATTCCTTCTGACGGAGGTGGCGATGAATCTTGCGCATGACAACGTATCACCAATCAGGCCCTCCCTCAGGGCCGTGGAGCAACGTGTGGCAGATACAGACGATGGATACACGCGTCTGGCAAACGAGCTGTACGAAGAGCTGATAGGGGCCAACCTGACCAGGAATCAGGCGAAGGTTGCACATGCTGTTTGCCGGAAAACATACGGCTTCAACAAAAAGATGGATCGCATTGCTGACAGCCAGATTAGCCAGATTACCCGGTTGCCAAGGCAGAAGGTAAACAAGGCAAAAAACGAGTTAATTCAGATGGGTGTTCTGGTCCGGGAAGGTATGTTAATCGGTCCGAATAAGAACCTCACAGACTGGCAAATTCCAGAGTGTCACCAAGATGGTGTCACTGTCACCAAATCAGTGACAAAAAGTGTCACCAAAACGGTGACAGGGTTGTCACCAAAACAGGGACACACAAAAGACACTATTACAAAAGACAAGAAAGACAATAAACATACGTCAGAGAATTCTGGCGAATCCTCCGACACACACCTGAGTAATCTCCCTGCAATTCGACCTGAGGCTGCAACCCATTCACCGAAAGGCGACAAGTGGGGAACTGCTGACGACCTGAAGGCAGCCGAGTGGATATTCAGCAGAGTGCAGATGGTCACCCCGACTGCACAGCAACCAAACTGGCCCGCCTGGGCTAACGACATCCGCCTGATGAGAGGCGCCCTTGAGGCAACGCATCACGATATCTGCGAAACCTTCAAGTGGGCTAACGCCGATCACTTCTGGCAGACCAATATCCTCAGCCCTGCAAAACTCCGCGCCAAATGGGACACACTCCGGGCGCAGATGAGCCAGCCAGGGCGTAACCGGCAGGCAGTCGCTCAGCAACCCGCTCAGCACTGGAACAGCCGCGAAGCCTGGGAGAATGAATTCCTATGAGAAACCTCGTATCAGCAATCCAGAACCGTGATGCAGGCGCACTGGCTCGCATTGCAGGAGATGGCCCGCGCCCGGTTGAGCGTGGAGTGCATGAAGACGTTGAGCGCCTGGTAAACGCCCTGTTTTCGAATCTGAAGCAGGTATTCCCGGCATCGGTCAGCACTGCATGGCGCAATCCGAACGACGAAGCAGCAGCTAAGCGTCAGTGGATCGCCGCTTTCGCCGAGAACGGCATTCACAACAAGCAGCAGCTCTCAGCAGGCATGAAGCTGGCCCGAGCGAGTGGCTCACCATTCCTGCCGTCGCCCGGCCAATTTATCGAGTGGTGCAAGCAGGGCGAGCATCGTGCGGCGGGTTTGCCAGCCGACGAGGAGCTTTATGACATGTTCCGCCTGTACTGCCGGGACCGTGGCATGTACGACAGCAGCGAGGAGTTCCCCTGGGAAAGCCCGGCCTGTTTCCACATGGTGACAGCGGTCTACAACCAGATGCGATCATTCAACCTGACGGATTCTGAATGCCGTAAACGTCTTGGCGATGAGCTGCGCAAGATGTCCCGCCGCATTGAGGCTGGCGAAGTAATACCGCCGCCGCGCAAACAAATTCCACAACTCCACATCCCGACTGGTAACGAAAAGGCCCTGGACCACCTCGCCGACATTCGCCGCCGCTTTGGGTTGAAAGGTGGCCGTCATGACTGAGATGAACCGCATACGCTTTGAGCGACTGTATCGCAGCGTTCACGGTGACAAACACAACCTGACCCGATCACATCTTGGCTATCAAGATGCCGTGGTGGACCAGGCGTTTTTCTTCTGGCTTGAGGGAAGGGAGAGCGCAGCATGACACAGGTAACACAACTGGTAGTCACACAACCGCTGATGCGTCAGGCCCGCAACCTGCAACTGGCAATCATCGACCTGGCTAAAAAGCGCGACCTGAAGCCGGAGCAGTTCCGCGCGCACCTGAACGCCATCGACATGCTGGCGCGGGAAGCGCATGACCTGATGGTTGATGCGGAAGATGAGCAACAGCCAGCCAAAGGCCAGAAACGGGGAGGATTTTGATATGAACAAAGAATTAGCAGAAGCCGTGAAATTATTCATCAGCCAGCCATTAAACAACCCGCTGAGCCGCGGTCAGATGATGGAAATTGCCCGGATTGCACTCCCCATACTGGAGCAGCAGGAGCGGGGTGAGGGTGAGTGGATTGAGTGGGGTGGTGGGGAATGTCCCGTTAAGGGAGCAACGTTAGTTGATATTAAGTTTCGAAACGGCGACATCATCCGTGGTTATAAACCCCGACACCTGGACTGGCGATTAGATGGCGATATCGGCGACATCATCGCCTACCGCATCATCCCGGAGCGGGCCACCAATCAGAACGGAGAGCAGTGATATGAAGATACCAATTCCCGGAAGATATGGCGGATGGTGGTTAGGCGTCAGTTGGAATAAGAAATCAAAATGGGGATACTTCTCACTATGGCATGACGGCCCGATGCGCGCTTTGTGGGTTGGCAAATTATGTATTGAGTGGTGGTGGCGAT